ACTAAGAACTCAGCAAAAACTGGTGTTCAAGGAAATTATGGGTTGTATGCTGAAGCATACCGGCGAGCCGCAGCAGAGCGCGGCGTATTACCTAGAGAAATGCAGTCTATAACTTGGGAAGCTGTACGCGGTTTGTTTACTGACAAATTTAAAGGTCAGGCCAAGAATGTAGAGGATGTTAACAATATATGGTACAAATACAGAAAAGGTGAGGTAACTTTAGATGAGGCAAGAAATGCAGTTGAGCAACGAGCAGGCGGCATCAACCCCCCAACTTGGCAGCGACCCAGTGGTGCAGTTGATGAGCAAGTACAAAATACCGCTGAATAGAAAAAACTATTTGGATATTGCTTATTTTGGCGAAGCTCCAAAAGAGTTAAGCGCAGAAGAAGAGCTTGAACTGCCAGAGCAGTTTCGCAAGTAAAGGATAAATAATGCCAATACGCGGCCCAAGAGATTTAGCTGACGAACTCGACCAGCTTTCAAAACAAACAGCAGAGCCTGATCTGACTGATGATGGCATCCAGCCTGCTGGCTTTGCTAGGTCAGCAGGGCGTCAAGTTGCCGGTCAGATCCTTGAGCCGCTAACAAAGCGCGGCGCGCGCGTTGACCCTGACTATAAAGTAACAGAAGAAATAACAAAGCCGGTTGACGTTGTTGACCCAGACATTCAAATGCCAGAACCGCCAGTCGAGAAGATTGAGCCGCAAATTGTGCCGCCAATCAAGAAACCGGCACCAGTTAGCGAAGAGCGTGTCGAAGAGGTTATGGCAGAGCGTCAGGAAGCTATGGGCGGTGCGCGTCAAGTGCCATCGCCTACTAAGGCGCAAGTTGCAGAGGGCATTGAAGCTGGGCCAGTGAATACGCGCTTCTATGACAGTGACAGCCTCGCTGCCACAGTCAAGGCCGTGGCTGGCGATACCGAGCCTGACTATCAATCGCAAACAGTTGAGAGCCTTTACAAGCGCGCTTTTTCTTCTGGTGTTCCAAAGAAAACATTAGACGCAATGTTTCGCGGCATACCAATGCAAAGCAAGGTCGGCAACAACCAATTAGCCACGCAGCTTGCAGGGCTGCAAGCGTTGCATGACGTTAGCGCGCAGAAGGTTGACGAGTTGATGGCGCAGGCCTCATCTGGGCTTTTGACTGACCTCGGCAAGTTTGAGTTGCGCGAAGCACTGGCGCAACATGAAATTGTATTGGCAGAACTAAAAGGCGCAAAGCGCGATGTGGCGCGCAGCATGAATGTATTTAAGGGCGCGCGTGAGCGCAACTTGCCAGCGCTTGATATTCGCGCCGTGCTTGATGGCGTTGGTGGTGATCAGCAATTGCGCGCCTTGGCTGACAATTATCTGCAACAAGAAAACCGCGCCGCCAAAAACAAAATATTGGAAGTTGGGCTTTTACGCAAAACATATGACAGTATGATTTATGCGGCTCAGTCTACATTCTTGACTAACTGGGAAACGCATATATTTAACGCTACAGCAAACGGCTTGACGCTGTTTATGGACGTGCCAGAGCGCGCCGTTGCTATTCCTGTTGGCAAGGTAAGACAGCGCCTCGCTAAAGTTCTTGGCAAGGAATACAAGCCAGATCAGTATTACGGCCAAGACATTTATGCCAGAACGTCAGCCTTTTATAATGGCCTGATGGATGGCTGGTCAATGATGGCAAAGGGCGCAAAGACAGGGGCAACCAAGGACGCGCCGCGCAACCCCATATCATCCGCTTACTTTAGCAACACGCCTGTTATGATGCTGGGCAAAGAAGTGGCGCGCACACCAGAGCTAAAGAACACATTAGCAGGCCGCGTCTTAGATAGTCTTGGCTCTCTCTATTCAATACCTATGCGCGCGCTTGGGGCTGGTGATCAGTTCTTTGGCGGCATTGCGCAACGTATGGAATTGCACGAGCAGGCGTGGCGTTACGGTGCTACCATTTACGACAAGAAATTGGCTGATGGCGCATCAGCAGATGAGGCGCTTGCATCTTCCCAAGAGGCGGTTAATAAGTTTTTGACTGAGCGCCCGGCAGAGGTAGAGGCTAGTGTGCAGTCGTTTCGCAAACAAGCCACATTGATGGCAGACATTGACAGACAGTCTGCACTTGGTAGGACATACCACGGCGCGCTCAAAATGATGAATTGGCCTTTGGTGAAGCCGATTATGTTGTTTAGTAAGTCAGTCACAAATCTAGCCGTTGAGGGTGCCGCGCGTGTGCCTGTTCTTAACTTTATGTCTCCGCGTTTTTATAGCGAGTGGGAAAAAGGTGGCCGTCACCGTGACCTTGCTATAAGCCGTATGGTTGTTGGTGGCAGCTTGGGTCTTGGTTCATATTTTCTGGCTCACAATGGGCGGCTTACTGGTGCAGGCCCGGCAGACACAGAGGAGCGCAATAACCTCAAGAGCATGAAGTGGCAAGAGTTTAGTATGCGTTTTGACAACGAAGAAATGTCAGACGCTAACATTGCGCGCCTTAATAATATTATGGGCGCTGGCACGGCAATGCGTGGAACCGGCACGTTTGAGGGCAGTACATTTGTGTCGCTAAAGAGAATGGAGCCGGTGACAATCCCGCTATTACTTGGTGCGGCATTTGCAGACGCCCAGAAATATCGCGCTTATGATCCTGATGATACTCAGGCTGAGATTATGTTTGACGCGATGATGGCCTCGCTTGCTGAATATTCAACTAATATGCCAGCGATGCAGTCAGTAAACGAATTGATGCGCATCCTTAACCAGAGGCAGACAGACTTTGGCGACAAGGCCGTGGCTATGTTTGATGCGTATGTGCGTCAGGTTGGTAATGTAGCCATAGCTGGAACGCCTATTGTTGGTTTAGCTAACAGTGCAATTGTTGGAAAAATTGAGCGCATCCTTGATCCTGCATTGAGTAACACGGCTATTAATCAAAGCCAAGTTGAATGGGCTGATGACGTTCTGGGTGTTGACGCGACACAACCCGGCATCAGGGCGTTCTTTGAGGCTTACAATAAAGTGATGAGCCGTGTGCCTACTAAATCAAACAAGCTCCCGCCAAAGCGTGACGCGCGTGGAAATCCAATTGAGTACGACAAGGACTACTCTTGGATGCCATTGGCTATGGCAAAGGGTAAACGTGACGAGGTTTCTGAAATGTTGGCAGCTATAAACCACGGCATTGGAGAGCCTAATTTTACAATAGGTGGTGTGCGCATACCAGCAGAGCAACAGGATATGTATTTAAAGCTACAGCAAGACCCTGATCCTGTTACCGGCATGACAATGGATGAGGCTATTTTGCAAGCAATCAATGATCGCATTAATGATGCAGAGGCTTTGGGCATTAGCCCGCCTCTAGGATCGCTGCAAAATGACGTAGATCAAGTAGTCGCTGATTACCGCGCTAGGGCGCGCAACAAAATGTTTGGCAAGACTATCAAGGACAAAGACACCGGCCTTGTAAATTACACTATGCAATCAGATGACGGCGCAGAAATTATGTATCCAGATACTGCCGCAAAGATAGCCAGAAATCAGGAAAAGGCTAATCTATACGGACGTTAAATAATAAGGTATAATCCCAGCATTGAGATGAGGCAAACATATGGCTGACTATAACATTAACGCAATTACGCGCCGCGTGGTTTACACTGGCTCTGCCGGTCTAGGGCCATATGCGTTCTCGTTTGAGATCATCGACCAAACTGATGTTGGGGTCTATTTCAACCAGACCGCGCTGACGCTCTCTAGCGATTACACTGTAACCATTAACGCCAACGGCACTGGCAGCGTCAACATCATCACTGGCGGCAACGTGCCGTCAACGCCAACGGCCAGTGACACGATCATCATTATCGGCGCTAGAGACATTGAGCGCACGACAGACTTTGTGACTGCCGGTGACTTGCTTGCATCTAGCCTCAACGAGCAACTCGACAGTAACATTATCTTTGAGCAGCAGATCGACGAGCGCGTTGATCGCTCGATTAAGTTCCCGGTTTACGATAGCTTCACTGGCGACAACGTACTGCCAGCCGCTGCTGCTCGATCAAACAAGGTTCTTGGTTTCACAAATGACGGCGGTGTTACCACCTCAACAAATACCTTGGCTCAATTCGACGCGGCAGTTTCTTCGTTTGTAAACGCAACTGGAAACAACGCGGCAAGCATCTTTTACGACCCCGCAGGGTCCGGCGCGGAGCAAACTACCGTGCAAGCAAAGTTGCGCGAGGTTGTATCGGTCAAAGACTTTGGTGCAACTGGTGATGGCGTGACGGATGACACAACGGCTATTCAGGCGTGTTTAAACGCCGCTTCTTTAGGCTCAGCTATTTTCTTTCCAGAAGGCGATTATGTCATAAGTAGTGCTTTGGATATGACTAGCCTTGAAAGAATGACGCTGTTCGGGGCTGGCTGGCGTGCCAGCAAAATTCGACAAGTTACCGCAGACACCAGTGCCCTTAAGCTGCCGCAAGGTCCATCCTTAACAGGCTCCAACAACACGGTCGTTAGGGATTTGTCAATTTTGGGGCAAAATGCAAACACAACCGGATGGGGTATTGAAGTAGTAAAATCCAGCCGAGCCTCAATTATTGGATGTATAATTTCAGGTTGGGGTTACACTGGTTCTGGCGGCGGCGGCATTTATGTAAAAGACAGCATTGTCTTAGATGTTATTGATTGCCAAATTGGTAGTTGCTATTACGGAATATACAACGACGTGCCAACCTTTTCTGGGTGGAACGGAGGCACAGTTGCTGGTTGCTATATTTCAAGCATTAAGGCGCAAGGGATTTGGGCGTATGCTTTAAACGGAATTTCGTTTACAGGGACAACGTTTGAGTCGTGCTTCGGTGGCGGCCTTTATATTGATACTGCTGGTGGTGGATTAAGTTTTAACGGCTGCTATTTTGAGGAAAATAAAACCATTGGCGGTGCGGGAGAATACTACGACATCTACATCGGCGCATCATCCTATGTTGTTGGTGTCTCTATTACTGGCTGTTACTTTAACGGAAACAATCCCGCCAGCACCGAGGATTACATCCCAATCAGAATGAAATATGCTGTAGGGGTATTTTTGGAAGCTAATTTGCTTAATGTTGGAAATAAGTTTGTAAAATTTGCTAACAGTGCATTTGTAAACGACATTCACTTGGGTGCCTTGGGCCTTAACCCGGCAGGCGGCGGCGGGGCTACTTACTCTTCGACGAATACGTTTGGCAACCTTCCAAGCAATTTTTATGAGCCTACGCTTAATAATTACAATCATTATGAAAATACATTTTTAGTTGACCAAGCAAAGCAACGCTCTGGAAGTGTTCCTTGCGCCATTGATATATGGACAACTGCTGTAACGGGAACAGGATCAGTGACAAGTGAGGGCACTGGAATTATTGTCAACTCTGGCGCAACAGCAGGTTCAACAGCCATAGCGTCAACAATTATAGCCTCAAGTCTTGGTCTAGGCCAAGCCACCTATGACTATGGCAAAGTTTGCGAAATTGAATTTATTGTTAGCAACATTGCTTCTGGAACCGCAAATGGAAAAACTTGGATTAGGTTTTCCAACCAAATTACTGCGGCTGATCCATCAGCAAGAGCGTTTGGATTTAGAATTGATAATAACGCACTCAAAGGAATTGTGTGCGACAACTTTGGGTCTCTAACTGTTCTAGATTTGTCAACAAATATATCTGCTGGCCTTGCAACTTCGCTTAAAGTTATTAACAAATTAAACGAAGTTGAGTTTTTTGTTAATGGAGTTTCAAAAGGAACTCAGTCGCTTGGAGCTAATTTAACCAGCCCAGTATCAACAGCCTTGGTCTTGTCGGTTACAAACGGCGCTGACGCAGCACAACATCGGATTGGTGTTTATGATATTAAATATCATGTAACCCAGTAAAGGAAAAGAAAATGGATGACTTAAATCTTTCTCAAGTTAGGCATCAGCGAGATCAATTACTAAAGCAATCTGACTGGACCCAGATGTCTGACTCTCCTCTGGCGAGTGAGCAAAAAGCTGCTTGGGCTGCTTATCGCACAGAGTTGAGAGATTTGCCATCTAACATTCCAGAGAATGTGGAAAATTGGTTTGATGTTTCATTCCCAGTTAGCCCGCCAAAATAAAGGAGAGGTCAGATGACAATTCGACAGCAAGGCGGTATTTTTGGCCGCAACCCAACCTTCAAGGATGTGGACGTTGAGGGCGACTTAACGGCAGCGTCTGCAGACATCAACGGCGGCACCATCGACGGCACTGTGATCGGCGGCAGCACCCCTGCGGCTATCAGTGGAACGACTGGGAGTTTCTCTGGCAACCTCACCGTGGACACCAACACGCTGTTTGTGGATGCGGCGTCCAATAATGTGGGGATTGGAACAAGCAGTCCTAATGCATCGTATAGGCTTGATGTAAAGGGTGCTTTACCTGCTTTTTTCACCGCAGACAGCACGGCGGTTAGCCCTACATATGGCGGCGTTGGTTTTTACAGACCTACGAATACGGTAGGCAGCGGAAACGGTATTCAATTTGCCCTCAACAACGCTTCAGATGTGCAAATTGAATACGGTTATATCGGCGGCTTAATTAACACAAATACCGCAGGTGCCGTTGACGGGTCTCTTTTGTTTGCCACTTCGACTAGCAACAACCGCACCGAGCGTATGCGCCTCGACCCATCAGGCCATCTCATCGTCCCCGCAGGCATCACCCTTGGCACCGCTGCTGGCGTTTACAATGCGAACAATACGCTGGACGACTATGAGAAGGGGACTTGGACGCCGACCATTACAGATTTGAGTGGCACCGAGGTTTCTGGGTATAGTGGTCAAGTAGGACACTACACAAAAATAGGAAATATGGTTTATGCTGTGTTTCGTGTAGCATTAACAAATATAGGAAGTATTACAGGAAATTACACATTGATTAAAGGATTACCTTTTAATCACACTGGTGTTGATGCTGGTTCTGGTATAATTAATGTGTTTCAAAATCTTAATAATGCTGTAAGTGGATTAAGTATAGAATTGGGTGGAGGTAATGCAGCCGCTGGTTGGTTTACTAAAGTAAGTGGAACTAGTGCTACATCTAATACATATTTACAGACTGCCGATGTTTCAAATACTTTTGTTGCTCAAGGTTCTTTAATTTACAGAACATCATAACCTGATTGGACATCAGGTCGGACAGTCCAAGCCATAAGGAGATAAACGATGGCACTTACAAAAACCCAAGTGAACGACAAGATCGAGGTTATCAATCAAGGTGATTGGTCTGTGGTGCAAGTACGCCAAGCGACTATCATCTCAGAGGATGGCACAGAGATCAGCCGCACTTTTCATCGCCACACACTAGCACCTGACGCTGATGTAGCAGCCGAAGACGCTGACGTGCAAGCTATCGCTGGCACTGTATTTACTGACGCAGTTAAGGCTGCCTACGCCGCCCGCCCAACGGAGTAGGTAGATGACAGAAGAGGCCAAAACAACTGCTGATATGGCGGCTGGTGGTATTACGTTAGGCGCTTTCTTTGAAGCGATACCGGAGATCACCGCTATTGTGGCGTTGGGTTGGTGGCTTCTGCGCATCTGGGAAACTGAAACAGTCAAGAGGCTGACTGGGCGAGACGCAAAGTGAACCCGCTGCTGCTGTTCGTTGTGGTAGTTATCCTGCCCAGTGGACAGCCGCAAGTGGATGCTGGCGTTGTCGACAAATGCCCAGACACGCAAGCAATAATTCAGATTTACGAGCAGGCAGTATTGCGCGGCGACATACTCGACTGGCGAGCGCGATGCTATAACAGCGACCTGTTACGCCCTAGCAGCACATGATGGAATTTGTTTTAATAGTTTACCTTGGCGCGGCCAAGTGGGATGACAGTCACACGTTCAAAAGTTTTGGGCAATGTGTTACTCTGTCTAAAGAGCTGGCGGCTCAAGACAGCATCCCGGCGCAGGCCGGTAATGGCACATCGACCGTCAGAGCCGTGTGTTTGCCTGTAGCCAAGGAGCAGTAGGTTGGATCCAATTACCATAGGTGCGGCTGTCAGCGGGGCTACAGCGGCGTTTAACACTATTCGCCAGATGGTTTCTGCCGGGCGTGACCTTGAAAGCTGCATCAATGATGTGTCGCGCTGGATGAAGGCCGCGTCTGACATTGACCAAGCTGAGAAACAGGTTAAGAACCCACCACTCTTTAAGCGCCTGCAAGGGGCAGACACAGTGCAGCAGCAGGCGCTGCAAGTGTATGCCGCCAAGAAGCGGTTAGAGGCGCAACGTGCGGAGCTTAAACAGTATCTGCAAATGACGTATGGCCCGCAGGCTTGGGCTGACCTGATACACCTTGAGGGGCGCATCAGGAAAGAACGACAGGAGATGATTTATAAGCAGCAGGAAATGCGTCAGAAGATTATCGAGGCTATTGCTATTGGCACGTTAGGCATTGTATCCTTTGGCATATTTTTTTGGGTTATATGGTTGGCGTCTAAAAATTGAGCGAGACCCGCACTGGACTGATTGGTGAGCATTTTGCTGCCGGGGCAATATTGTCTATGGGTTGGGCTTACGCGCCAGCGGCGCAAGATAAGATTGACGGCGTGGCTATCTCGAATAGCGACAATACTATATTGAGGATACAGGTAAAGACGGCCTCATACTTATTGCAAAAAGGTAAGGTAAAAAGAGCATATCACTTTCAACTTGGGTCTGGATGTTCGGCAAAGCATTTACCGCGAAACACAAAGGAATGGGCAGACTATGACATACTGGTGTTGTGTGGCAAGGAACATAGAAGCTGCTTATTTTACCACGTCTCCCAGATACAGCAGTACAGCAAACGGCTACAAGGCTCGGCGTTCACACGTCAGGCCGAAGAGGAAACGTGGCTCAAGGCTGTCGCGCTGGCTAAAGAAATGAGGTTGTAATGGATATCGAAAAGCTACGCGAAGAGCTAATCGCTGATGAGGGCATGAGGCTGGACATTTACAAATGCACGGCTGGTCACCTGACGATTGGCGTGGGTCATCGCATCATCGAGGGTGACGCAGAGTATGGCAAGCCACTGGGCTACACAATTACTGAGCGCCGCATGAAGCAGCTATTTGATTTGGATATTGCTATTGTGCGCGAGGATTGCCACCGGCTTTATGAGGACTTTAGCGAGCTACCAGAAGAGGCGCAGCGCATCATCGCCAATATGGTTTTCAATATGGGGTTGCCCAGAATGAGGCTTTTTAAGGCTATGCGCAAGTGCGTCAATGACAGAGATTGGGCTGGGGCTGCGCTAGAAATGCTTGACAGCAAATGGGCGAGGCAATTGCCTAATCGCTCAGAGAGACTGGTCAAGAGAATGAGGGCGCTGGCTGATGGCTAAAAGCCCTTGCGTTGGTATCTGTGTTCTGGACAAGGATCGCGTCCGGTGCATCGGTTGCGGCAGAACCATTGATGAGATAATCAACTGGGGAAAAAAGGCAG